ATGCTTATGCCAAAGGTTGATACTACTCAAGATCAAAACCAAGATGGAAACAGAGCGAATAAAGGCTTTGGCGGTGCAGTTACCACAGTTGCACAAGGTAATCCTGTTCCAATTCTTTATGGTCAACGGGAAATCGGCGGCTTCATTGTGAGCGCAGGTCAATATCCTGAAGATCAGATGTAAATTTTAATTAACAGGCGCTTTCTAGCGCCTTTTTTATTGCGTGAGATTTCTTATGAATGCAGTAGTAGGCGCAAAAAAGGGAAGTAAAAAACAACGGCAACCTGTCATTTCACCAGATTCTGCTCAATCGAAAACCTTTATCAAGGTTCTATATGGTTTAGCTGAAGGCGAGATTGAAGGTTTAGCTAATGGGCTTCAGTCAATTTATTTAGAAGAAACTCAACTTCAGAATGCAGATGGAAGTCTTAACTTTGAAAATGTAAAAGTTGACTTTAGAAGTGGTACCAATGATCAGGAATACATTGAGGGTTTTCCAGCAGTAGAAAGTGAAACTGCCATCGATGTGGAGTTAAAGTCTGAAACGCCATGGGTTCGAGCTTTTAGTAATCTTGATCTTGATGCGGTTCGCTTACGCTTGAAATGGGGTCCTTTGCGTACTCAGAATGCTACAAATGGTGATGTATCAGGTGTAACAATTGAATATGCAATTGACTTGCAGACTGACGGTGGGATCTGGACTGAAGTTTTAAAAACGAAGATTTCAGATAAAACTTCTGCTAATTATGAACGTGCTCACCGTATTGATTTGCCTCAAGCTGACTCAGGTTGGCTCATACGTGTTCGCAGACTTACACCTAATTCAATGTCAGAGTATGTCAGTGACAAGATGTATATTGAAGCAGTGACTGAAGTCATTGATGCAAAATTATGTTACCCAAATACTGCTTTGCTTGGCCTTCAATATGATGCAGAGACTTTTGGAAACGTTGCTAAAGTTGCCGCAGATACAAAGGGAAAAATTCTAAAGGTTCCTACTAACTACAATCCAGCTACACGACAATATGTTGGGATGTGGGACGGTACTTTCAAAGAGGCTTATTCCAATAACCCAGCATGGATCTATTATGACATCTGTACAGTTGATCGCTATGCGCTGGGTGATCGTTTAACCCCACTCATGGTTGATAAGTGGTCTTTATATCGCTTGGCACAATACTGTGACCAAATGGTACCGAACGGATTAGGCGGTCAAGAACCACGCTTTACATGTAATGTTTATCTTCAGAGTGCCGAAGGTGCATTTGAGATTTTAACTAAGTTAGCTGGTGTATTCCGTGCGATAACGTTTTGGGATGGCAATAGCATTATTTGTGATGCGGATATTCCCCAAGATACGTATTTCACTTATACACGTGCCAATGTCATTGATGGTAATTTTGAGTACGCGGGAACCCGTGCTCGAGACAGGCACAATGTTGTAAAAATTGCATGGGACAACCCAGCCAATCACTATAAGACTGAATATGAATTTGTCCGCGATGAAAAGGCGATTGCTGAAGCAGGCCAAGTTCGTATTTTGGAAATTGATGCTTGGGGATGTACCTCACGAGGGCAAGCGCAGCGAGCAGGATGGTGGGCATTAAAGTCTGAGCAGTTAGAAACCCGTACTGTGTCTTTCAAGGTTGGTCTGGACGGTTATATACCATTGCCGGGGAAAGTGATTGAAGTTGCTGATCCTTTATTTGCAGGTCGTGCAAATGGTGGTCGTGTATCAGCTATTTCAGCAGATCGTAAAAGCATTACCCTAGATCGTGACGACGTTGTGGCAGTTGCTGGCGACAGGCTGATTATTAATGGCGAGGATGGAAAGGCTCAAGCGCGTATTGTTCAATCTATCTCTGGTCGAGTTGTTAATGTTACTCATGAGTTTGATGCTATTGCTACTCAAAATGTGTGGGTGATGGATGCTCAAGACTTAGCAACAATGAAGTTCCGTGTAATCTCTATTACTCAAGATGAGCATCATCAATTTTCAGTTACTGCACTTCAATATAATCCAGCCAAGTTTGATGCAATCGACAAGGGGGCTTATTTTGATGAGGTTCCGATTTCGATTGTGAATCCATCTCTTCAGGATCCTGTATCAGATGTAATTGTTTCAAGTGAAAGCAGAGTTGACCAGGGAATTAACGTAGCTACAATGATTGTGTCATGGGCGCAAGCAAAAGGTGCGGTTAAGTATCAGGTTGAGTGGCGTAAAGATGATGGTAGTTGGATTAAGCTTCCAATAACCGGTAATAACTCAGTCGAAGTACCAGGTATTTATGCGGGTCAATATCAAGCACGAGTATCAGCGATTTCAGCATTTGAGATAGCTTCTTTACCAGTTTATTCAACTTTGACTGAACTCTCTGGAAAGCAAGGCTTGCCGCCGAAACCCGCTTTTATTCAAGCAACAGGAATTTTATTCGGTATAAAACTTGATTGGGGCTTTCCATCTTCCGGTGCGCTTGATACTGCTTATACTGAAATTCGTGTATCGCCAGATGGTACAAGCAATATTGCTCAATTGGGCTTATTCGCTTATCCAACGACTACACATACAGTTCAAGGTTTGCAGCCAAACCTAACTCAATTTTATCAAGCTCGATTAATTGACCGGATCGGAAATGTGGGACCTTGGTCGGACTGGACTCATGCGACAACTTCTGCCGATGCTACAGACGTTCTTGAGCTTTTAAATGATCAAATCAGTGAGTCTCAGCTCAACCAGGATCTTAAAACCAAGATTGATCATATTGAGACTATTGATGCTGAAATAGGTCCACTTAAGCAAGATATTCAGAATACGAAAGATCGGATTACACAAGAAGTCATTGATCGTCAAAACGCTATTCAGCAAGCTTCAGATGGCCTTTCACAGCAAATTATTGATGGTGATGAAAGTGTTCTTGAAGTTGTGGAAACGGTCAAGAAATCAAGTGATGATGGTCTTGCGGCGGTTCAGGAAGATATTCGTGTTGTTGCAGATGATCTTTCATTAGTTGCTGAAAAAACAGATGGTGTGTATGCACAACTGAATCCTGCATTGATTGGCTCTGAATCAGATCTAATTGGTAACGATCAAGGTTTTGCTGGCACATGGTCTGTTCAATCGGCAATGATCGAAGGGGATTTAGCACTTAGTAAGCGTATTGATACAACGGCAGTTGAGTTAAATAACTTACAGGCTTATGCACAACGAGAAGTACAAGCGCGAATTGAAGGCGATAAAGTAACTGTTCAAAAGATTGATACGTATATCGCAAGCAATGATAGTGCTCTTGCAACTGTACGCCAGTCGGCACAGGTAGCAGTTGAGCAGGCATCGGCAAATGCCGAAGCGATTGATTCCATTAATCTTGAGCTTGACGATAAAGCTTCAACTGGTGCACTTGAGCAAGTTAAGTCTGATATTAAGAATGTAGATGACAAAGTTATTGCCCAAACTACAAGGATTGATGGAGTTTACGCGCAAATCAATCCTCCGTTGATCGGGTCAGAATCTGACTTAATCGGAAATGAAGGAGGTTATGCAGGCGTATGGACCGAGCAATCTGCTCGTATCGAAGGTGATTTGGCTCAAGCTAAACTTACTGAACAGCTTTCTGCTCAGATGAATGAGAACAATGCCGTATTCAAGCGCCAGCTCGAGGCAAATTCAAGTGCTATTTCTTCAACGATAAAAGTAACGGAAACGTTGCAAACTAAAGTCGGTAAGAATAGTTCGTCTATTCAAAATGTCAGTGAAAGTGTAGATGGCATCTATGCTCAGCAGTTTATCAAGTTCGATGTAAATGGTCATGTTTCAGGCCATGGATCAATGAATGATGGAACTACTTCAACTTTCATTTTTAACTATGACCGTATTCAATTTGGTACTCCAGTGGGTATAGATGGTATTGAGCCAAAACCCTTAATGACATTGCAAAATAAGCCTGTGACTTTGCCAAACGGTACTGTTATTCCGCGTGGTTTGTATGTCGATAATGGTAGTTTTGGATATATCAATGCCAATCGAATCTGGGCTGAAAACTTAAGCGTTATTAGTGCAGACTTGGGGACAATTAAAGTCAAAACTGCGAATATTGAAGATGGCGCAATTGATACTTTAAAAATTAAAGATGAAGCTGTAACAGTTCCAATAGGTGTAAAAGCAATTGATGTAAAGACTATCACTACTTTTGCAGGTGGAGTTACAAGTGGACAGCCTAATAATGATTTTAACAACCACCTATCAGCGTGGGAAAATCATATAGGTACACTTTTACAAGTAACGTTAAATAGAAGTGGTGGAAAAGTTAGAATTGATGCTTCAGTAAATATTTGCACACCTACTTTTGGCGCTTTTAGTGTAAGTGACGGACGAGGTAATCCAATTGCAGCAAATGACAGGGCCATGGCTTCTTTTTATATTTCTATATATCGGAATGGAAATTTAATTGGACGGGGTTC